CCTGCCGGATGCCAAACATTTTCATCTGTGCTAAGTGAGCCGCAACAACGCCGGTATCTACGCCAATCCCACCGTCTTTCTCAAGGTAGGAATCAACAATTTCTTTAAGGCGAGATTTAGCGTCGGCAGCCATTAACTATTTTCAACCCAATGGAATTAGTTTAACAGTTTTGATTAGGAAACATATTTATTTAAGAAACCTGCCGGAAGCTGCTGACCGATTTGAGGCCCCAGGTAAAAACCTGCGTTGCCCATGGGATTCATGCCTTGAGTCCCCATTGCGAGAGGAAGCTGTGGGCCAGCGCCAGGCATGATTCCGCGACGCATCAGTTCGTCGTTTAACTGTTGATTCTGTTGTGTTCCTCCCTCATAAAGACGCTTAAGCTGCTCTCCTGATCTTCCTCCTAAAGCACCTCTGCCTTTATTAATTTCAAAACTAGGGCTGCCAGCAACAAGCCCACCTGCATTACCTATGAAACCACCTTGAACACCTGGAGCACCAAACATGTGACTAACTTTTTCTTTTTCTATTTTACTCTTCTATTACTTCGTAGCCGCTTTCGTCATTCAAACGAGAAAGAACAATACCTTCTCCTTTAAGATCCCATGAAAGAATGTCTCCTTCTTGCCAGCCGAGTTCTTCAATGATTTCTTCGGGGAACTGAATAAAAAGTTCTCCGTCTTGATCTTCTTGAATCTCGATAATGTAGCTGGTCATTTCAAAAGGCGATCCATCATTCTGTCCAGCTTACTATTAATTTCCTTGAAGGTGTCATGCATATGCTGGATTTCCCGTAAAAAGTCAACCTTTAATACGTATTCCAGTGGCATGCGATTGAAACTATCGTCTAGGTGTTCAACCTTTTTTTCTTGAGTCGTCACGCGATCAGCAAGCTGTTTGATTCGTTCATGCGATCTGGATAACAACTTATTAGCTGCCCAGGTGCCACCTGAGATGCCTGCAATACCAGTTGTAATCAAGATCGCCAGGTACTCAGGTCCCATGGCAAAAGCTTTTTTCTTATTCTAATTGTTAGTAATCAACTTGCAGATTACCTTTCTTTGCTAATCCATTTACGAGCCAGACGAGCGCGTCGACGGTATCGTCGTGACTACTAACACCAAAATTGGTAAGTTCTTCAAACATAGCGGTGAAGTTTCTGTAGCGATTAAAGATAAGCTTTCGATCCTCAAACATACCCATAATTCCTCTAAAACGAGCTAGTTTATCCGCCCTAAAACCTTTGACTGGATGCCAAATTAAATTGTAAAGTCCATCTCCAGTTAAACAAATGCGTTTAAAGTCGGCTTCCAGGGATGCTTGGTACTGAACAGCTTCTCCCCATATATCACACGTGTTGTAGGTCGGGAAATAATGACCGTTACTATCCTGTCCAATAATGGACCAGTCACTTAATAACTCTTTTAACGCGTCAAGTTTTTCTAGGTTGCCCATCACACGCATGCGACGATAATCAATAATGTGAACTTTGTCACCAAGGCGTCCGCCAAGAACAAATACGGTGTAATCATTCTTTTCTTTAGTGCCAGCGGAGAGGTCAACCCCAACCCCAAGAGCATCAAACTCAGTTGCAATCTCAGCTTTAACAATCAGTTCAGGCGCAAGAGATAGTTCATTCTGCCTGACGATTTGATTCATGTACTGGAAAGAAAAAGCAATTGGTGCTTGCCGTTTCTTTTCTTTTAAGTAATCAAGAGACCACATTTCTGGCCAATAGGATTCTTCTTCTCCGGTATCCGGATCACTCTGGATAGCAGAAAGAACAATTTGCGTCCAATTATTTTGTGAATTGAAAGTCGTTGCATGAATGTCATCATGCCTGAATCTGGTGCCAAGGCAGATGGCCCTTCCACCTTCGAACATAGTCGGTGCGATAACTGCGTTCCAGTTATCCTGCATCATCTTCCTGATGTCAGGGTTAGAGATGTCCGCCGAACTTTTAATTGGGTCATCAATTAAACAATTCAGTGTATTTAAACCATTAGCAATAAAATTATGATCCTGATGATTTACTTCAAGATCATAAACAAACTCTTCTTTTTCGCTAAAGAACTTAATTCCGGAAATGGGCTCGGCCTTCCAGCTTTGTCTGTGATTTGATGATGTGCTACATGGCACTGACGACATAACGTGATTAAATTTTGAGGGGTATTGTTGGTGCGTTGATGATCGATATGATGTACACAAAGATTCGTTCTGCTGGACCCGTCTTTTAACAAAAGTTGGATTTCCTTCGTATTGCATCCAACACAAGTAAAATTGTCCCGTTGAAGAATTAAGGGACGAAGTTTCTTGAATTCGTTTAAAAGGCACCCATGTTTGTAATTGCTGTTTCCATTTTTTTTCATTCGTTTGGAATGTAATGCATCCGCGCAAATTCTGGAACAACACTTTGTGTGTTTGCTTGAAGGACGAAATGGGGCTTGACAATTCAAGCAAAGCTGTTCCAATAGTGTTCTTCGAGACATTCCCGCACATTGATGCCCGCAATGAATTACAGTGTGTCCTTTGGAAAGTCTTCCCAAAAGAGTTTTGGACATCACAGTAAAAACTTTGTTGCATTGAAGACAAGTGATTTCGACTTGAAATTTCAACGTTGCTTTGTAACAATCCTCGCAAATACGTTGTGTTTTTCTTTTTTGTTTTTTGCAAGAAAGACAATTTTTGATTTTGTTGCCAGCTGGATAACTGCACAAGGGTTTCCCCTCTATTAAGATCTCTTGCCCTTTTTTGCCTTCCGTCCGACGTAATGAAAGGGTGCTCGGGAGTTGAGTAAATTTTATTACCACTGGCTGTTGTAATTTCAACAATTCCTTTGGTACGACGTTTTGTAATTGCTGCCACGTCGCTCCAATCAATTTGATCTGTGGTTGAATTTCGCACTGCAATTTTGTAACGCTCTGGAGATGCATAAATTGAAGCAATGGGTACATTGCCAACGTTTGTTGTAACCAGTGTATCGCCTACGAGACAAAGGTGTGAACGTTTTGAAGTAACTGAACCTTTTAGGCCAGCAGCACAAAGAGTAAATTGCTCATCGCCGGTAAGATCAATTCCTGCAAAGCGATGATCAATAGACCAATATTCATTGCTGGTTACATTTTTAAGAAGTTTAACCAAAGGAAAAACTTCTTGATACTTTTTACTTTCGATAATACGTTTAATAGTTGCAGATTTAGATCTTGCGATGTCAACTGTATAAGAAAGATAAAGAATTTGAAGTGGTTTTTTAGCTGTTGTATGTACACCAATTGCCCAGGCCGTAAATAAACCTAAAACAGTGGATTTGGCTGAACCTCTGGGGGCTAATAGATCAATATTGGGACCAGCAACCTTGAGCAAACAAGAGCTGTCCTGATTAGTTACTAGGTGTCGATGCCAATCTTGATGGTGATTAGCAGGTGGTTTATCTGCTACATAATCGCAGAAGAAACCAAAGTCTTCTCTTGCCTGCTCCAGTAGGTCTTCATTATCGTGCTTACGAACGCGATGCTTCTGTGCAGCAGCCTGAGCATTACGTCTATAAGCTTGATGAAGATGTGCAGGCACGATATAGCCAGTAAGTTAATTAATACTAACCTACTCTTTTGTTTTGCTGCGTTTTTGCTCTTGATACTTACGCGCCTTATCTAAAGCTGCTTTACGCTTTTCCTTATCATTCATCTCGGAGCCATCTTCTTTCTTGGCTTCTTTCTTTTTAAAGTGCTCCACCAGTTGAGGTGGCATCTTGCCCTTTGTCATTTATTGCCCTGAGCAACGTTACGCATGCGATCTACAAGCTGTTTATACTCAGGCGTACCAGGATCAGGCAGACGAGTGGAACGACCAGGACCAAAAATAATTCCGGAACGGAAGGGAACATTAGTTGGTGGTTGCTGTTGTTGCATTGATACTATTCATTTAATTGCATTTTAGCCCACACTGACATAGATGCTTCTTGCAGTGGGCCTTCAATAGGATCATCTTTGAATACTGCAAGCAACTCACGAATGGCTTGGTCAGCACCAGCCATCAGCAATCCTTTGCGATCTTTAACGATTGTATAGGATTCGACTTGATTAATAGTACCGCGCAATTCCTTTGTCATTGCCGCAAGCCTGGCAACACCAGCATCACGCTTAACGGCAAGGTTTTCAATATCTTCACGCAACTTACGCATGTCTTCTTGGATCTCTTCGATCTCGTTAAGAAGAACACGCAAGTGATCTGGTTTTTTGTAATGAGTCAATACCCAGGCGTTGCAACCTGTAATAGATCCTCTGTAACCAAGAAACCTAGAGTATAGGTAAATTTCAATTACGGAGTATGTTTTCTTGGCAAATTCAAGAAAGCTCTCTTGGGTAGCCGAATCTAAATTGTCTACCCACTGATCAAACAGCTCAATATCGATAAGCTCGTTGGGACTGGCCGTAGTCCCGAGCTTCATCAGCTTGCTTGAATTGCTGGGACTGTTCTGCAGAAGTTCGTTGCTCTGTTGCTCCCTTGCCAATAGTTTCTCGTTCTTGCTCACCAGCAGTCTCCATTTTCTTTTTGGAAAATTCGTAGGCAACGCCAGCCGCCTGACGATATTTGTCTAGATCAAACCAATCATCAACATCAGTTTGTCCAGCGGGAACACTGCTAGTCATAATAACAAATTACGCCGTTTGTGGCGAAGGAAGTTTTTTATCCAAACGCTCTTGATTACGCTTAGATTGCTGAAGACGCTCCAAAAGATTGCGATATTTATCCAGGTCAAATTCCTGACCCAATGGTTGATTTTGACCTGGATTTTGCATCTCGATCAGAAGTTAGACATCATGCTGGCGAGACCACCGGCAAAGATATCGCGGCGACCTTCAAGAGATTTTTGGCGTTGTTGACGACCTTTGGAGGACTCCAGGCGAGCAAGGAGTTCTTCAAATTTATTGATATCAAAATAGTCGTCAGCAGTGGGCTGGCCGGTAGGAGTTTGTGCCATTATGAAACGAATATAGTTTCTTGATTAATTATAGCAATCTTTATTTAACTGAAAAATCCAGAAACAAGACCGGAGTAAAGATTGCTTGCTGCACCAATTCTTGCAACGGCTTTAGAGCCTTCGTTTTTAAGTTGTTGAGTTTCTTTATCAATCTCACCTTGAAGATTGGTTAAACCAGCGCTGAATAAATACTGCCTGGTGTCACGGATGTTTTGTACTTGCTCTTGAAGTTCAAACGGAGTGCCCGTAACTTCTTGATCAAAGCCAGGAGTTGTAACTTTAGTGCGGCTAGCAAGATCTCCAGAGTATTGAGGAATAAGAGACTTGTCAAATTTAAAAGTGCGTTTACCTGTTTTTTCACCTTCGGCAGTAACGGTTTGCTTGCCGAACATTGTGTCATAGTAATTATCCAGGTAGCTTTGATTAAATTTCTTTTGGTACTCAGGACTCTTGGCAAGAGAACCTTTAAAGTCCTCCATGGTCCCATAGTAACCTTGTTGAAAGCGCTCTTGCGCCTTCGAAAGCTCTTCTCCAGTTGCTTGCCTACCAAGAAGCTCTTCATAGGCTGCTTAAATCCCTGTAGCCCTCTTTCCAGGGAGAGATGCCGTGTACTGTTGAGTCAGTTCTTGGATGTCCGCTTCTGGCGGAGTCATGTCATATTTAGCTGCATAATCACGCAATTGATTAGCAGCAGACTCATATCCAATTAACCCTTGGGCCAACTGTTGTTGAGTTGTTTGCTTTAAGCCGCCATATGCTGCAGCACCAGAAGCTTTACGTGCTTGTTCCGCTGCTCTGGCTTCTGCTCGTTCTTGAGCAGCACGTTCCTCTGCAACAGCTTCTTTTTCTTTGGTGTACTGAAGATATTTTGAAAATGAATCATCCGGCGGTGGCGGAGTATATGAAACTGTAGGACCCCCTCCCATGATTTACCTCCTAAGCAATACGGCCGAACATTGCGTCAGTTAACGCACGTTTTTCGGCTAACGAACGTTCAATTGCCAAGCGATTTTCAAACTGAGCAGCTTCTTTTGATTCAGGTGAAATACGAGCTAAGCGTTCACGTTTAGATGCTTCTGATCCAAGACCAAGTTGACGTTCAGCAAATGGACCTTGCAACCATGACTTAGCAGCTTTTTCGCGACCAAAAGCAATGTCACCACCTGTCCCGGCTTGAAACAATGGTCCCCACATGGAAGAGCCAAGAGCAGCTTTTGTTTGCTCACGCCCCTCAAGAATGGCTTGATTTTGAGCTGCTAAGTTGGCTTGAGCAATGCTGGCAGATGTTTGGGCTTGGCCCATTCCAAAAAGACCGCCAATCAAACTGCTACCAAGACCAAGACCAAGACTTAAGGGATCCATTCCACCGCCTTTAGAACTACCACTGCTCAGTTTTCCAACAGAAGAAAAATCTCCATAACCACCACCAAATGCTTTGGAAGGGTCAAAAGAAGTAAATGCCGACGGAAAACTGTAACTCACTTTATTTTACCCAAAGTATTTTTCAGGCTGGAAATTAAAAGTAGAAAATTGAGCCCTGGGATAAGCCGCAAGAGTACGAGAGTAAGTATCGGCTACTCCTTGAGCAGCAGCTAAATTTATTGCTGCAATATTACCAAAAGACTGTGAAATTGTTTTAGGAATATTGGCAAGCATGCCATATTTATATGCTTCCCTAACGCTTTCTTTTCCTAGTTCTTGAGCACGACGTGCTTCTTGCTCTCTAAACTCACCAAGCTCTTGAAGTGTGTATTGAGGGCGATTCATGCCTTGTATTGCTTCACGCATAAGATTTATCTCATGCTCGGACTTTAAAGCATCTTTAAGAAAAGATGATTGATCTTCTGGAGAAAATCGTTTAAAAATAGGATTTTGTTGCAAACGCTCTAAAGCACTTGGCGAAAACATCCCAACTTGTTGTCCTTGTTGAGCCGTATTTAATATTGACATAATTACCCAAAGCTAATGGAAGGAGCTTGAAGGATGGCGCCAGAATAAGGATTTTGAGACAACAAGGTACGAGTTGTAGCTCCTGTTTCAGCAATAGTCTGAAGCGCACCTTTGCCCATTGTTGCAGAACGTCCCATTTGCTGATAAAGACTTGAATTGCTTGCGTTAAGAGCTTGTTGATTAATAAGTTGAGTGCGCATCCTTTGTTCGTCAATAGGAAGCATTGCCTTGGCTTGTTGAATTTGTTGTTGAAGAATATAACCAGCGTATTCTTTGTCTCGTGCAAGTTCAGCTTGTGACATTGCCTCATAATCAAGGCGTTGTTGTTCGCGTTCAAATTTACGAGTACGTTCTTCTTGACCGCGTTGAGAAACTTCTTGGGAGCCAGGGATGTTAGCTCCAAGGTATTCAGCAGCTTTGGCACCTGCTTGCTCGGCGCCGATGCCGCCAACAAGAGAACCGATGGTAGGAAAAACTGCTTTTGCAATTCCCCTATATTGCATGGGGACTAAATTTGCAAGTCCTGTTCCAATTGCTCCGCCTGTCAAGCCACCGGCGGTACTGGTAGCTGCACCAAGCAAATCTCCTTGTAGTAAATTTCCGCCTGCTAAAACACCCGTGGTTCCAAGACGTGCAGCCAGTGCTGGATCTTTCTGAATTCCTTTAACTCCAGTATCAAAAGCTCCTCTTACTCCTTGCCCTGCTTCTAATGCACGTCTTGCACCTTCAGGACCAAAAGCGCGAATCAGATTTGGATCAACGCCTGCACGACGTAATTTTAGCAATTCTTGAAATTGACTCCCGTCTGAAGCGGCCATTCTTTATTACTATTTATATATTCAAATTCTACCAGCAGAAATATTTTGATACTCTTGTTGAGTCGGTAATTTATTCATTGAATTACCGGCGGCGGCAATAGCTTGGTTGGTAAGGCTGCCAATAATTGCACCAACAGCAGAACCAATTGCACCACCTGCCAAACCACGAACAATAGAAGGTGTACGTTTCGTCATGGCCCGTGACACTTCTGCTTTCTGACCCGCTAACAAGCTTGGTTGTACTGTTTGAGTAACAGAAGGAGAAGAAGTTACGCCAACACGTGCTCCTGCAAGTCCACCGGCTAATGCTCCAACAGAAGGGATGCTGACTGGATAGCCAAGGATTCTTGCTTCTGGATCACCTTGTAAATTTTCAGGCGTTACTTTAACAAGGCCCATTGTCGCTTTACCAACAGGACCGGGATCGTTATACAGGAAATTCATGTAGTTTGCATAACGTTGTTTGGTGAGATCGGGAATCTCTTCTTTAGCTTTTTCATAAGCCAAGGGACGACCTGTGCGTCCTTGGAAGAAACGTTGAAAAAGTTCTGTGGCGGGCTCAGTTGTTTTAGTTGGATCTTCTGAATCTGGTTCATTTTGCTTGTAACCAGTTGGTCTGCCAAGTTCACCAATATTTAATGGGTTGTATGCACCTGTCAAAGCAAGTGCTGGTTGTACAGCAGCAAGAGCAACTATCCCA